GTATCTGAGAATGTTGTGTTGCGCGACTTGGATCTGGGATCAGTCGCTGTTAGACTGTGAGAATAAACACTAGAACATAGGTGGCGCCATCGGAGGTGGCCTCTTCTAAAACCGGTAATAAAGCTGGCCCGGACCCTACGTAGCATAGTGACTGATCATTATTTGCTGGACCAAGCTTATGGATGCATCCATATAGACCCACGCGATTTATGGGTTTGCTTGGCCCTGCTAATGATACCAAGTTAGGGGTACATATCTTGCCTATGGCATTTCCCTGGACCTAAGCTGTGACCTGAAAGGGTAGCGTCGATACTTGGACCAGTTGCGCTGGCTTCCCTGATCAGGATTGCGCAACTGGTATATGAAATGCAGTTTAGAATGATTCTAAAAATCATTCTAAAGAAGAAAGAGAGTCGAGCGCCAAGCATCAAGCGGCAAGCTGCGACGGCTAACCGCATATGAAGTAAAAAATTTATATGCATAATGCAGGTAACAGAAAGGTAAAAATGAAACTAAAAATATATGAAGCTGGTGAACAGCTAAACAGAATAGCTAACACCCTGGAAGAGATCCTGAGACTGGTGAAGCTGGATTTAGAGAAAACATCTAAACGTTTTCCGGAACCTGAAACAGATGAGCTGTCGAAGGAATGGAAGCATGATTGAAGATCTAAAAAAACGTGTCGCCGAATTGGCGGCACAAAATACTCAGCTGTCGGATCACCTGGCTAACATGTGTGCTCAGGCTGATGAAGACTGTCCAGCAGAATATCGAACCAGGCATTTTAGATCCACGATGGATGATGCCTACGACTACCTGAAGGAAATTGGGTACTTAAAATGAGAATTAAAAATAACGATCTCACACATTATTTCTTGCGGCCGCATAACCAGCTGCCGCAAGGATACCTGGACCACTGCCGGAAATTTTTTAAAGAGTTGAGCGTCAAGCAACAAGCCTCAAGCAGCAAGCGTCAAGCTGTCCCATTGTGGAAGCCGGGTTTACGTGTTAAAAATAGATCTAACAGAAAGGTATAAATGAACACACAAGAAGCTTTAAAAATAGTTGGGGGTCTTTCAAAACCTTCTAAGATGCCAGGATGGGCCTACGGTCTACCAGCAGCAGAATGCAAGACCGGCGGCAAGTTAAAACTAATACCTGACTCAGTATGCTCAGGCTGTTATGCTGATAAAGGTTGTTATGTTTTTCCAGTTGTACAAGCGGCTCAATACAGAAGACTGGCGGCCATCAGGTCACCGCTGTGGGTTGGCGCAATGGCACTATTGATCAATTCTAAAAAATCTAAATATTTTAGATGGCACGACTCAGGCGACGTCCAGGACGAAGAGCACCTGTTGAAGATATTCGCTGTTGCTAAACTCACCCCTGAGACCAGTCACTGGCTACCAACGCGTGAAGCGTGGACTCAAAAATATTTGAGCGCGGTTCCTGACAATTTAACTTTAAGATTTTCTATACCAATGATTGACCAGCCGGCTTCAGGCAACTGGGCCAACACGTCAACGGTAGTATCCGGTCAAGGTAGAACTTGTCCAGCGCCGGACCAATCAAACGAATGTAAAGATTGTAGAGCTTGCTGGGATCCTTCTGTTAAAAATGTGGCTTACGGTAAACACTAAGTGAGCCACGTTTTCCGGCATCCAAATTATTACAAACAATTGAAAGAAGAAAGGAGAAGATATGAGCGACAAGCAGCAAGCAGTGATTCAGATCCTGCACAAGGAGTGGGCCCTGGAGCAGGGATACCTGACTCCGAGCAGCAAGCGTCAAGCCGCAAGCATCAAGCGCCAAGCAGCAAGCGTAGACGTAGAAATTTATAACGACACTGATTACAAAGCGACAAGCATCAAGCGTCAAGCGTTGACAGAAATTCCTGACAATTAGTCCAGCCCTGGACCCGGGGGCCAAGCTTCAGGCCTCCGGCTACAAGGTCTTTTATATCTTTTCCCTCATAAAGTTTTGGAAGCCTGCAAGAGGCATCAAAAACTAGGATAAAAGTATTCAGTGGATGTTTCACGTGGAACGCTATTTGATGTGGAGAGAAGGTAACCTTGTTTGTCTTTGTATATTTTAGCTCAACAGTGAAAAAGAGACAATTATTATTATACCCCAATAGATCGGGAGTACCAGGAACAGCAAGGTTTTCAATCCTAATCCAGGATATTTCAGTAATATATTTTTTAACTTGTGCATAAAATTTGGTCTCTGGTTTCATCTAATTTTCAGGTTAACAGGATCATTATTTCCATATACCTATAGTTTTATTTGTCAACAAAGATTTGTATTGTTTTTCTAGGAATTAAAGGTTTCAAAACACTAGACACTTTGTGAAGAAGAGGCGCTTTGAGCAAAACCAAAGAGTTCCCAACAAGAGGTATAAAACCACTTGAATTCTCATGTCTAAACATAAACTCACCGCCAAACTTTTTGTCCCACCTTCTATTTAAATAGTATGTTATGCCATACTCATGTCCATAATCATCGTGCCAGTTTATCCCAGCACCATCTTCCATAGAATGTTGTATAAAATTATATCTTAAATTTTTATCAAACTTAATAAAAGGATTGTTTTCTAATAAGGTTTTTAATTTGAATAATATTTTGTGTTTATCAGGATCAAAACAAGTGGCAGCAACAAATGTCTTATGCCCGTATTTTAAACCATTTTTCCAAGTTTTTTCTGTATTATGTAATTCTAATTTATTATCAAATATCTCTTTATGTAATTGTTTGTATGAAGGATAATCTAAAAATTGCTGTATATAATATAATTTATTTGGTATGTGATATGTTAATTTCATGGGTGTAAAAAACAATTAATAGAATATCTTATGCCTTTAGTAATAGGTTCAGTTCCATGAATCCAAATAGGTTCAGCAGGAAATATCATAGCATCACCGGTTTTAAATGAATGTTTTATCTGACCATTAAAAAATCTAAACTCTCCGCCTTCATAATCTTCGTTTAAATTTAAAGTACAAGAAGCTCTTATATCTCCTCCAACATCGGAGTGATCTTTAATTAATTGTCCTTTTTCATATTTTAAAATACGTATGTTAGAAGAATTAGATATTAAACGTGTGTCAAAAGTAGAACAAATATTTTTTTGTACATAAAAACCATAATTTGTTATCATTAATGTTATATATTTTTTAGCTAAATTCAAAGGTTTGGAGAAACTAATATCATTTTCATATAATCGAGTTAAATTAATACAATTAAAATTATCTATTTCTATTTTTTTACTTTTATATTTATAACTTCGTTCAGTGTCAGTTAAATTTTTATTTTCTTCATAAACATTTATGAAATATTTACATACATCTTTAGGAACTAGTTTATTTATATGAAATTTAAGGTCTGTAATTTTATGATTGAAAGACATTAACCAATTTTTTTTAAAACTTTACCCATATTCCATGTTTCTGCTTTTACGGTAAGGACAAGTCGGTGTGTCTCTCTTGCTCCCAATATTTTATTTTCCATTAATTGTAGAGAAGAAATGTCATAATATTTTCCATCAGGCAAACAAACTTGAACTCTTGCATTACCGGTTTGCAAGTTGCCTTTCATCATCTTATCTAAAATTTGTCTAAGTAGTCTTCCGTTCATAATTTCTATTCATGGCGCCCAGTGTCCACTAAAAGTTTCGTAAGCCGACGCCAATCAATTCAATGTTTATAGTAATTAGGTGAACCGTTTTTACCTAACTACAGTTGCTTTTATACCATTGTTGTGTTAAATGTCAAACATGACAAAAGAAAAAGGAAGACAATGGGACGGTAAATCAAGAGTTTCAAATGAGACATATCGTAGAAATTGGAATGATATATTTAAAAAAGAAAAAACTTTACACGAAGAACTAATGGAAGGTTTTAACAAGGAGCAACATGGGACTACCAAAGAAACTGACGGAACAACAGATTAAATTTGCAAATCTTTTAATATCTGAACAAGGTAGAAAAAATGCAACACAATGTGCAATTGAAGCAGGTTATGCAAAAGACTCAGCAAGGCAAGCTGCCAGTAAATTACAAAATCCAAAATTATATCCACTTGTAGTACAATACATTGGTGAAATTAGAGAAGAATGGCAAAAGCAATACGAAGTTACATTTGGTAATCACATAGCAGAATTAGGAAAACTTAGAGATGAAGCTAGAGATAAGAAAGCTTGGTCAGCTGCGGTGAATGCTGAGGTTGCACGAGG